ACGTATTGGCATGGACGGTTGGGGTCGTTCTCCTGGGCGATGTACGACGTGACCACCGCGCCCAGGGTCAGGAATCCGAAGAGCACGATGCGGCCGAACAGGTGCCAGCCGAGATCCCGCCAGCTCACAGCGGGACCGCCTTTGCGGCGCGCAGCGTGGTGCGAACGCTGGCGACGGTGGCGCACTCGGTCTGGTAGCTGCGATTGCCGTGCTCGAAGCGGCCGATCAGCTCGGAGATGCGCTCTTCGACGAGAGTCTTGGTGATCTCGGTGCGGCCATGCTCCCGAGCCCAGACGCGTACCTCAACACCCATCGCCTCGGCGGCTTCGCTCTTGCTGGGCTTGAATGCTCGGTAGATCATCGCGGGTCCTTCGCTCTCGTTGTTCCCTGTGAGGACGACTGTACCCCCTACGACGTGGGGGTGTCAACCGGACGGAGGCAGCGGCAGAAGTAGCCGTGGTGATACTCGCCATCGGCGCAGTATCGGTAGGCGTGGCGGGGGCCGGGCTCATCCCCGTGATCAGGCGGCAGTGGGGCGTGCGGGTAGATGTCCTTCGGCATGCCGCCACCGACGGTCGGGGAGATGGTGACGACCTGCCCGGCCAGCGGTCCACCGTGGAGAGTCTTCGTCATGGGGTCACCGTACCCCCTTGCTTGATGGGTGCCAAGGGCAGTAGGATGATACTCGGAACAACCACCGACGGAAGGACCCCGGATGCCCCCGAAGGCGCGAAAACTGCGCTACCACGCGGTTCCCGACCCCCGACGGCCCGGCCACTTCCGCGTGAAGGACAGCCGCAGCACCCACCTGGTCGGGGTCTCCTTCCCCAACGAGCGACTGGCGGCCAGGGCCGCGACCCGACGGAACAACCGGCGAGACGACGAAGGCGGCCGATGAGCGGGTCACTGCACTGCTCGAGGAACTCCTGGTGCAAGAGGTTCGCGGACCACCCGGGCGCCTGCAGGCGGAAGGCCAGCCGGAAGGACATGGAGCGCATGTTCGGCGATCTCACCCCCGCCGAGCTGGAGCTGCGGCGGCGACTCGGCGGGGGGTGAGATCAGCGTGCGCCGGGGCGATCCTTCGTCCACTGGGCCACGGCGGCGCACGCCTGCGCGCGGCTACCGGGGTTCACGTCCTGATCGCCCGGGAAGTTCAGGTCACCGGTGGCGCACATCTTCTTGGCAGCGTTCACCGCGCTGGCGATGGCGTGCGACTGGCTCATCCCCTTCTTCTTCAGGTGGTTGGCGATGCGCTTGATGTACGACGGCAGGTGTAGCACCTTGCGCCCGGCGGCCGTGATGGTCAGCTTGTCGCCCAGGTGATCGGCGTCGTGCTCGGCAGCATCCTCGTCGTCGCACAGATCCACGTCCTCGGCGAGCCACGGGTGATCGGCCTCGAGGAGGTACGCCAGCTCGGCCTCGGCCAGCTCGGTGGCCGTCGGGCCGTCGCCCAGCAGCTCGCCCAGATCGGTGATGGCGGCCTGCTGCTCGCCAGTGAGGCGCTGCGCATTGATCCACGCGATGACCGTGCGGAACTCCTCTTCGCTCACTCCGAGGGCCTGCGTGCCCGTGAGCGGGCCGTCAGCGGGTGCTTCCGAGTCGGGTGCGTGGATGACCCCGGCGGCCACGATGGACAGCGGCTGGCCGGATGCGACGCGCGCACGGGGAACGGGGAAGCCAGGGGTGTTGACCCCGAGGGCGGCCAGCATCTCCAGCTGCCCCCGAACGGTGCGCCAGTCGCCCGAGAACACCGTGCCCCGTGCGCGGTGCTCGGCCACCTCGTCCAGGCCGGGCATGAGTCGGCCGGCGAACCAGATGCCGTGTTCGTCCTCACCCACGGCGATCTCGAAGGCGGCCGTGCCGGTGTTGTCGTAGTGCTCGGCGGCGGCCATCGCGCCGGCCCGGATGTCGGCGTGCCCGGTGCCGATGGTGCCGTAGCCCACCGGCAACGTGATGGCCTGGCCGCTCTCGTCGCGCGCCCGCACCGAGTGCACCATGAAGTAGGCGTAGCCACTGGCGGAGTGCGGGGGCGTGACGCACTGGCCGGCGAAACCGACGTGGCAGGTGTTCCACTCGGCGAGGTGGCCGAACACGCGGCCGTCGTCGGTGACGGTGAGCGGCGTGGGCTCGGTCAGCTTCGGGTCGGTGAACCACTCGGCGGGCGGGAGAGTGGCGGCCGACGCGACCAGGGCGGGCTGGCCGCCACCCAGCGGGTAGTCGGTGACGTTGTCGCCGATGGCCACGCGCAGGCGGTCGAACTCGATGGGGCCGGTGTAGGTGAGCTGCTCAGTCGGCACGCCGTAGCCAGCGGTGACATGCGGGATGAACGGCGAGTGCTGCTCGGGGAAGTTGACCTGCCCGAGCGCGTTGCGCAGCTCGCTGGCGAGATTGCCCTGCTGGTACTCGATGTCCATCCGGTCGCCCTGGCCGTCGAACAGGTAGACGGTGGCCGGGTCGCGGCCGTTGTCGCCGTTGGGGTTGAACACGGCGTGCGAGAAGACGGTGGCAGTGACCGGACCCTTCTGGAAGGGCGCGCGGTAGCTGTCCGACTGCGGGATGGCCGAGCCGTCCTCGGCGGCCTCGGCGGCGAGCCGGGCGTACTGCGCTTCGGCGTCGGTGAACTCGCGGGCGATCCTGTGCACGGCGGCCAGCATGTCCGCGTCCCACTGGTCCACCTCGTCCCCCAGGTAGGCCAGGGTCATGTGCAGCTCGTCGGCAGGGTCACCACCGGGGACGGTGAGGATGTTCGGGTTGGCCGGCACGAGGGCGACCATCCCGGACGTGGAGTAGTCCTGTGCGCCGGGCGTCTCGTCGGCGTCGAACAGGTCCCCGTCGGCCAGGGCGTTGAGGCGCTCGGCGTCGATGGCCGCCAGGATGGCGGTCTGGCCGGTGACGCACGGCGAGCAGGTGTCGCCGATGTCGGCGGAGCGCCACGCGGGCACCCGTGCGCCGGCGGTCAGAGCCTCGGCGGCCTCGGCCACGGGCATGCCGTCGAGCGCCACGTAGGCGTCCTGGAAGGCGGGCTGACCGACCAGCGTGGTGGCCGCCACCACGGCGGCGTGCACCACGATGCGGTCCGGGTGGTCACCGGGCTGCGCGTCCTCGGCGTACTCGAACTCGGCCTCCATGGCGGACAGGTCCACGCTGTTGCCGCGCAGCGCGCCGTCCTTCACCAGCTGGTAGGCGGACTTCTGCGGCGCGGCCGGCACGTCGTCGTACATCCAGCCCTTGGCGGACCACACGTAGGTGCCCTCGGGAAACGGCTTGCCGGTCGACAGCTGGGTGACTTCGGGGCCGTCGTGCCGGGTGGCCTCGGTGATGGCACCGACCAGCCACGTGGCGGCGTCACCCTCGGCCCCGTGGGTCGAGCGGGTCTGCGCGTACAGGCCCAGCGGGAGTGCCCGCGTGGACAGGGCGCCCGGGTTGATGAACCGGCCGTCGCTGGTCTCGAGGCCCTCCACCACCATGACGGGCAGCGTGATGGGGTGCGCGCCCTCGGGCATCTCGACCGGGGGTGCCTCGGCGGTCTCGACTGCAGCGGTCACGGTCTCCTCCTGGGTGCGCATCGCGCTGGGAACGGGCACGCCCGGGGCGGCCTCGACATGGACGGCATCAGACAGGCCGGACCCGCACACGCAGTTGCCGGCACCGGAGTGGATGTCTCGGGCGTACACGTGCGGCTCGCTGTACTGACCGGAGAATGGCCCCACGCTTCCCTCGTAGCCGGGAACCTCGGTGGTGGTCATCGGTCAGCCCTCCTTCAGGAAGCGGGACTGCAGGGCCTGGATGGTGCGCCACTGGTCGCGCACCTCCTGCGCGGTGGTGCCGGTGCGTCCGGCGGCGTCGTCCATGTCGGCCAGGTCGAGGATGTCCTGGGTCGGTCGGGTCGGGACGGCCAGGCGCTCGCGGACCTGCTCGCCGTACTCGGGCACGGCGTAGCCCTCGACGAAGTCACACATGCAGCCCCGGTGATCCCCCGGCCGGTGGAACGGCCCGACCCACTGGTAGGCGGGCGACGGCTGCAGCTTCGGGTCCGACCAGTTGGTGAACCGCTCGCCCTCGAGGTCGCGGTGCGGTTCGAACTGCCGCTTCATCGGCGTGATGCCGTACACCCACAGGTAGCCAACGGTGATGACGCCGGCCTCTTCGAGCACGTCCGCGACGGCCGAGCCGTTGTGCAGGCCGTTGATCGCTTCGCCGGTGACCGGGCGGCCGAACTCGTCGAGCCCACCGGACGCTTCGGGGAGTCCTCCGATCTCGGCGAGCGCGGTGCGGATCAGGTAGGGCGGAATCTGAACGTCGGGCATCTCGCCCTGGCCGTCGTCCAGCAGCCCGTCCACGTCCTGGTACAGGGCGGCGTCCGCCAGCTCCTCGAGCCGGACCTGCAGGTGCGACCACGCGGAGTCGATGCGGCTGGCCATTTCGGCGTGCATGCGCTCGCCTGCGGCCCTGCCCTCCCGACTGTCCGGGTTGTAGCCCACCAGCTTCAGCACGCCGGGCACGATGCGCTCGATGGCGGCCAGCACCCAGCGGGCGAACTTCTCGGACAGCTCCTCCCACGCCTCGGCGAGCAGGAACGGTGTGTCGGCGCCGAGCTGCAGTGCCTGCGTGCGCCCGACCTTCGCCGGCCACTCCTGCACGGGCATGCCGCGCAGGGACGCGGCGATGGACGGCACGCGGGTGGCCTTGGCCCGCAGGCGGGAACCGGCTCGTTCGCGCGCCCGGGTGAGAGCGGAGTCGGCGGCCTGCAGAATGGCGTCCCGCAGTGCGCGGTCCACCTGCATGAGCGCCCGGCTGGCCTCGGTGTCGAGTCGATAGCCGGCGTCCGGCGGTGCCTGCGCCAGGAAGCTGTCGAGGTCGGCCACCAGGTTGGCGGCCTTCTGCGCGTTCTCCTTCGCTACGTAGCGGGCCAACGCGTCCATATCGATCATCGAGCCACCGGCGGCCACGGCGGGCGGCGCGGTGCTCGGCGTGCCGGTACCACCGGTGCCAGCCGGGTCGGACTCGGCCTCCGGTACCTGCGTTCGGGTGGCCGGCAGCTGAGCGGGGGCGGGCATCGGAGGCAGTTCGGCGCCGGACTGCTCGGCGGCCCACTGCAGGATCGCCAGGGCGGCCGACTGGTCGATGCCCTGCTTGGCGGCGATCAACTGCAGGATCTCCTCGGGGGAGGGCGCGTCCTGGTCGCTGAAGCCGAGACCCTCTCGACCGGCGGACGGCCCGATGAGCGCGCGGTCCAGGGCGTCGAGGGTGTCCTGGCGACGGTTGGGGTTCTCGGTGAGCTGCCCGGCCGTGTACCAGA